GCAACTTCCCTGCTCCCCCGACAGCTGCTGCTCCGCAAGCACCTGAGAATTTCTGGGGCACTTTTGGCGAGATGATGAATCGCGATCCTCAGAATGCCTGGCGCGTCCTGAACCAAGCTCAGCCTCAAACCGTTGCAAACAAACTGTTTGTAATGGAATGATTTAATGCCGGTAATTAAATAAATTATCGGCTGCTAAAATTTGTGTTAGATAAGACATAATCATGTCTGAATCTTTCACCTGACAACACACTTCCTGCGACACTGGAGGATAAAACAAAGTGTTTATTGATAACGACTTTCCAAAGATTTTAGGTGCGGAACTTTATCGTCCCCACCCTGCGTACATCGCTGAGATGGCTGTGGAGCCCGTGGTTGTCCACGACTTCACACGTCAGCCTGGTCAAACCGTTCAGTTGGACCGCTACAAGTTCTGGGGTACCCCTGGTACTAAGGACAGCCGTGAGCGTATTGCTGACCAAACGATCGGTACCGCTAACAGCCGTAACATCACCAAAGAGAAAGTTCTGGTGGTGCTTAAGGAGTACACGGGTCCTGCGGATCCGGGCGACCCGACTCAGCCTAGCACATTCAAGATTGCTCGCGAAACTCTGGTTACCGCTCAGCGCATGCTGCTGGATACCGGCAACCTGAATATGTTCCACCAGTCGATCGGTAGCCTGACGCTGCTTGACGACTATCGCCGGTGGCGTGACCGCGTGTTCATTGATGAACTGTCCAAAGCTGAAGCCAACGGTGCAGCCTCTACAACTCAAGGCGGTTACTACTTCGCTGGTAACAAGGTTAAGGATTCTTCCGGTCGTATTTCCTACACTGGTACTGAATACACCGCTGACCTGCAGCAGTTCCAGGTGCGTACTGACCTGCTGACCGTTGTTAAGGACCTGCGCAAGCGCAACGTTCCGACCTATGCTGATGGTCTGTATCGTTGTATTTGCGACCCCACGTTCATGATGCACCTGCGTCGTGACCCTGACTTCCGCGAGATCGCTCGTTACGCTGGTAATCCTGGTCAAGGCATGTACATGGGCAACCCCATGCTGCCTAACAACGCCAGCTTCTACCAAGGCCCCCAGGCCGGTCAAGCCTACTTCCTGGCTGGCGAACCTGTTATGCCTACTGGTGTGCAGTTTGAAGGCGTTAAGTTCTTCGAATCCACCAACTTCCCGATCAAGAGCATCAGCACTTCCTTTGACGGTGGCTCTACCTATAACGTGAAAGAAGCCGCTCAAGGTTACTTCTTCGGTCCTCAAGCGATTGGCGTTGGTATCGGTGGTCCGAACGCTCAAGTTCTGATCAACAACAACGATGATTTCAGCCGTTTCATCATTCTTATTTGGCAACTGTACGCCGGTTTTGAAATCCTGAACAAGGATTTCGTAACCACCGCGTTCAGCTTCGTGCAAGATGACGGTAACATCTGATCAATAACGTAAACAACTAACAAAAGGAAAAATAAATGACCTATTTGTCCGCTAAAAAAATCTTCCCAGGTAACTGGGCAGAACCCCTGAACGGCTGGTACAAGAACATTGACTCTGTTGTCGAAGGCGGTACTGCTCTCGACAGCTCCCTTGGTGGCCCCACCTCGGTCCTTGCTCTGCCTGGTTACCGTTATTTCCAGCAGCGTGGCTATGTCGCAGTGACAACCACCTCTGGTGCTGGTAGCGTCAACTCCGCTGCTGTGATCGTTCCTTCTCCCTATCGCCAGGATGACACTCGTCCCGACATCACGGGCATGGTGATCTCTGGTAGCAGCACGCTGCCTGCTTACGTGTACCGCACCGCAATTTCGGTTGCCTCTGGTTGGGGTGACGGTCGTGTTGCCTCTGGTGTGTATGCCGCTACCGGTAACGTCATTTCGTTCGGTCGCAGCAACGGTGGTGCACCTGTCGCCGCTTCTGGCGTGGGTGAAGGCGTGATTCAAGCCAACCTGACTTCCACTGTTTCCGGCCTCCAAGCTGGCGAAATCTACTTCGCTGGCGGCACTGCCGGTTATGGTACCAACGCCTTCCTGACCGCTACTGGCGCCGCTGGTGTCTCTGGTTCCGTGGTGAACTACCCGGTTACTGCCGCGACCACGATGCGTGTGTTTGCTAAAGAAACTGCAAACTCCACCACAACTTCCGGTGGTTTCTACATCTCCAGTGGTGACGCCGCCGCCGGTCGTGTTGGTTACCTGGTTGTGGAAACCTGCTACGTCCAGCCTGACATTGCCCCTGGCTACGAAGACATCGAAGCTTACCTGCTTGGCCGCACTGTCAGCTGAATAAGCTAAACTAGGACCAGAATTAACATCTGGTCCTTATGCTTTACCAGCACAAAAAAACTGGCGCTCGCGTCAAAGTTGTTAGTGAGTTTGATAATGGCGATTGGTTCATGGTCGAAGATCAGGACGGTCGCCTTTACACCGCTTACAACTCTGAACTTATCCCAGATGAAGAGGCTACCAAAAAGGTAAAAACTCTTCAAGTCAAAGATAAAGCAGCCAAAGAGGACCCACGGGATTTTCCCCCCGATCACCGTTTAAATGTCAATTCCGCTACCGCACAAATGCTTGCGGATCACATTAAAGGAATTGGCCTTAAAACAGCACGTGAGATTAAAGACCTTCAGATGTCTCTGTCGGGTGAAAGATTCAATAATCTTGAACAGCTGAAGCAAATCAAGCGTGTTGATTGGAATGCGGTCCTGGCGGCCGATTTGATTAGGGTTTAATTTAAATGCATAACTCAAACAAGAGGGGTTTCAACCCCTCTTTTTCATTAGTTCATTAAATTTTTGCTCATTTCTTGTCTTTATGTGATGACAAGTTCCACAAAGAACTTGGCATTTTTGAATTTCTTTCTCCAGTCTTTTTTTGCTTAACGTGCCGCCCCTGCCGATGTTAAATTTTTTATCATAAAGATGATCAAAGTCAAGGCCTTCTGGGTGATCTTTGTATCCGCAGCAGGCGCAACCTTGGCTCACTTTTAACTCGTTCATCCAATTTCTGTTTTCTATGGAAATGCGTTGGCTTCTTTTTTTGTCATACGCTTTCTTGTGGTTTATTTGCTCAGGGCTTGTCCATACTTCCAGGAAGGTGCCGTCTTGTTTTATTTTTTTAAAATTGTAACCAGTGAACATAAAGCCGTCTTCTCGGCGATCCCCGTGCTTAAAGGCCTGCCCCGTATCCGGATTAATCCTTTTCATTCCAAAGCAGCAAAATAAAACTATAGCACCTGAAACGTTTTATTGGCGTACTTGCTGCTGATTTAATTCGCGTATAACTATCTCCACCAAGCCCCTGGGAAACCAGGGGTTTTTTAATCTTACAATGAAGAATAAAACGATACCATGGCAGGCATAACATACTTAGGACAGGTGGGTTCTACCGGAGTATCAACCGGCCCCCATAAGCATGTTTATGTTAAAGATCTTTCGACAGGACAATATATTGATCCCTCTACTATTCGTTCTGCTTTGGCTGGTGTTCGCATTGGCGAGCAAAGAGTCCCAGCACTGATTAAAAACAAAGAAGGCAAATATGATTTCAATCCACAAGCTGGGATCAGCCTGACTTCCAAGTATGGTCCGCGCAGTGCCCCAACCAAGGGGGCCAGTTCGTTTCACCGGGGGGAAGATTGGGCTCTTCCAGAAGGAACTCCGGTTTATTTTGAAGGCTCTGGTACATACAAACCCCTTGCTAATCAAGGTGGTTACGGCAACCTGGCAGCATTTACCACAGGAGATAACAAATACGAACTTGGTTTCGGACACATGAAATCCCTTGGCAAAGCCGGGGCTATTGCATCAACTGCACCAACTGCAGCACCGACTCAACCGCAAGGGGGCACAGATTCTCGAGCTGATGACATCATTAAAGCATTTATGTACGGCGCTCAGTTGCAGGGTAAAGAACCAGAAAAACCCAAGAAAACAATACAAGACACACTTAAAGAACAGTTGGTTGGAGGTTTAATTTCACAAGCACTCAACCCCATGGGATTCCTGGATTCCTACAGAACAAACGATCCGTTACTTATGGGTCAATCCAGCGCCACATTAGATTACCTCAATGGCCTGTTTGGTTGATTACTTGCTTTTATAATTGAAAGACAACGACACGTAGAAGTGCAGTTAAGCGACTACGACAAAAGTAGAGTTCGTTACCACCTCGGTTACTTTACTGTTTCTGTTCCGGCTGGCGATTACGCCCGCCTGGAAGAAGCAATGAACACCGTGCCGGATTCGTACTTCTACGACAAGCTCGCTATTCAGTTGGGTCGTTGTGACACAGCTGAAAAGAAAACTGAAGTTGCTACTTCTCCTTCTACGCGTCTCGAAAGCATTGCTGGCGACGTTGATCGTACCATTAGATCCAGCAACGCTAAAGAAGCCTTAAAGGTTTGGGATGAGATTTATCTCTACGAAACAAACCGTTTAGCCGGCATCCTTTACGTTCCAAACTACAAGGATCCGTTCCAGGCCAGATACCGTTACGAACGCTCTGGTGCTGAATTCATCCAGGCATTACCTGGACCTGCCGATGTTTCCGTGGGCACCCGTATTTATTTACATGAGGTTTGGAGGTAATCATGCCTGATTTTTTACGCGGTTTTGAACGAGGCCTTCAAAAGAATGTAGTAGACGCATTGCGCTTGGTTCCGCGAAATATACGCGCCGCCGCACGAAGCGGTCTTGATCGTCGTGCAGGCATTGTTTCTTCTGCTAAACCTTTAATGGGGCGCAATCTTGCGACTGGCATTGCCGCTACCGGTACTGCAGGAGTCACTTTGGCAAATTTAGCCAGTCGCGCAGCAGCACTACCGGCTTTAGTAGTTGCAGGGAAAGAGGTATTCAATCCGAAAGATAATATAATTACGGCCTTGCAAAATCTTGGAACAAGTGTTGAAAATCAATTTGCAGTTCCTGGGCAAGAACGCCGCTACGTGGGTTCAGACCCAAGAGCTGTTGCAATGAATAGGGTTTTAGATGCTCGAGCTGGACTTCGTACTGGACTTCGTGATTTTGGCCCTGGCTATAGGGAGTCGGAATTGCGTGCAGGAGCTGCAGCAGAAGCTTTTAGGCCAGGCGCAGGTTTCCCTGGCCAACAAGTTGGTTCTCCCGCAGCAGAACGTGATTATCAACAGAAAGTTTCTCGTGTTGCCCAACTAACCGCGCAAGACCCTGAACTTCAGCGTTACGAATACGCTCGCCAGAAAGCCGTTGCTGCAGGCCCTGGTTCTGCTGCCGAACAATCTGCAGAAGATCTTGGGATGCAGATGTGGCGCAACAAGTATCGAAGTACTCCCATGGGTCGCACGGGGGGCGCTGTAGGTGCTTTCAACCCCTTAATGCAAAGTACATTTGGGTATCAGGCAGGCATGTCTCCTAATCAAATTACACAGACGATTACCAATCCTTCCACAGTCCCGGTTGCCCCTGGGGCGGCCCCGTTCCAAATGGGTGACCTTGGCACTCGCGCAACGGGAGATACCGGTTATGATCCGGCTGCCTACGGTTTAACCCCAGACAAAATTAAGGAGATGAAGGAAAAACTTCTTCTTCAGGCTGGTAAATAATCCCCTGGCATTGCAAAGCATGTAAGCCCAGCCGACTGGACACGAATCTTTTGATTCACGGGGGCCAGTGTAGTTGCTTTAAACCCATGATTCTCTGCCCAAAATTTGTTAAACGAACCCTGACCTACCTGGCATCAACACTGGTTCTTCAAACAGTATTTATCCCTGGTCTCAGAGCAAGTTCAAATTGGGTAGGAGCCGAAAGCTAATAGTATGTCATCCACACGCGAACTAATTAGTCAATGGATGCGGTCTAATCCTCAGCAGTTTGCTGGCTTAAAAAATGCCGTCAAACGAGCAGAGGGTTCAGACTATAACGTCATGTTTGGCGGTGGGCGTTTTAATGACTACAGTAAACACCCGAATAAAGTCATTCGTTCAGGTGGATACTCAAGTGCGGCTGCAGGAATTGGTCAATTCATGCCAGGCACTTGGGCAGACGCACAAAAAGCCTTGGGGGTGAGTAGTTTTTCTCCCCAGGATCAGGATCTTGTTCTTGCTTATTTGGCAAGAAAGCGTCTGATGCCTGTTGGCGGTTTAGCTGCCCTTTCAAAACAAGGCATGAGTCCGCAAATTCAAGCAAGATTGGCCCCAGAGTGGGCGTCTTTCCCAACGATGGGAGGCGCTAGTTACTACGGGCAGCCGGTCAAAAAACAAACAGACATTCAGAAGTTTTATGAAGAAGGAATGAAACAAGTTCCTTCTACTCCTTCGATTGCCCCGGCAACCACCGGAGCAAGTAATAAGTTGTCTGTTGAAAGCATCTTAGGGTCTGCATTTTTTGGAATGCAAAAACCAGTATTAGAACAGAGGAAAGCTACTGCTAATCAATTAGTAGCAGAAGTACTTGGTTCGATGCTTCCTAATTTGCTTAATCCTTTTGGCTTCCTTGGGTAATCACAATGTCTCGTTTTTACAAATACTCTGACTATGATTACCTTCCAAGCGAAGCCTTGAAAGTTGGGATTGGCGATAGCTTCCTCTCAGAACCACAAGCCGAAACAGATTACCTAGCCGCTCAGAAATT